TATGCTGGTAAAGTAAATCCAATTGCTACATTCCCTAACGTAGGTGTTACAGCATTTGGTCAGAAAACATTGCAACAAAAATCAAGTGCTTTAGATCGTATCAATGTTCGTCGTTTATTAATTGCTTTAAAACGTTACATTGGTAATGTAGGTGAAACATTAGTATTTGAACAAAATACAACTGTAACAAGAAATGCTTTCTTATCTCAAGTTAACCCGTATTTAGAATCAGTACAACAACGTCAAGGTTTATACGCGTTTAAAGTAGTAATGGATGAAACAAACAACACAGCAGATGTAGTTGATAGAAATCAATTAGTAGGTCAAATTTACTTACAACCAACTCGTACAGCTGAATTTATATTGTTAGACTTCAATATCTTACCTACAGGTGTAGAATTTGGCGGATAATTAGATCATAAAACATGAATAATAAAAAATTACAAGAATTTAAAGATGACGCAGCCGCTGATAAAGCGGTTGCAGTTGTCGCTTCATCATTAAAAAATATATTACGTTCAGTTAGTAATAAAAAAGATTTTGCTCGTGTAGCTGAAGCTTTAATGAAATTTATGATCAATAATAAAGACATTTTAAAAACAAATGTTCCAAATGATCCTAACTACAAACAAGTTTTAGTTTACTTAAACAAAATGCAATCAGATACAGATTTCAAAAATCAAAAACAACCTGAACAACCAGTTGCGCAAAAATAACATTTATTAATATTTATACTAAACACATAATAAAATGGCAGTATTAGACCCTAACGAAATAATGTTTACCGCGTTTGAACCTAAAGTTCAGAATCGCTTTATAATGTATATTGGTGGTATTCCTTCTTACATGATTAGAAAAGCATCTTCTCCTTCATTTAACGCTGGTGAAATCATATTAGATCATATCAACGTTTACCGTAAAGTAAAAGGTAAAGTTAGATGGAATGATATGACTTTAGAATTATACGATCCAGTAGCTCCATCTGGTGCTCAAGCAGTAATGGAATGGGCTCGTTTAGCACATGAATCAGTAACCGGTAGAGATGGTTATAGTGACTTCTATAAAAAAGATTTACGCTTAGACATCTTAGGACCAGTTGGTGATGTAGTGGGTGAATGGATTATCAAAGGTGCTTATGTTAAAGAAGCTAACTTTGGTGAATATGATTGGGCAAATGAAGCTTATATCAGCCTTTCAACTACAATTGCTATGGATTATTGTATCTTAAACTACTAATCTAAAACATACTTTAAAATTAAGCCATCCTTTTGGATGGCTTCTTTTTTTCTTATATATTTATATATATAAAACAATAAAAACGTTATGTAACAAAAATTAAAGTTTCCCACAGAACAAATCGAATTACCATCTAAAGGGTTAATATACCCATCTGATTCACCTTTATCATCAGGTACTATAGAAATGAAGTATATGACTGCTAAAGAAGAAGACATTTTAACTAACGTAAACTATATCAATCAAAACATTGTTATAGACAAGTTATTACAGTCATTAATCATTTCAGATGTTAAATACAATGAATTATTAGTAGGTGATGCTAATTCATTATTAGTAGCTGCTCGTATCTTAGGATATGGTAAAGACTATGAGTTTGAATACACAGATCCAGATACAGGAAACAAAAAAGATATTGTAGTTGACTTAACAACTCTAAACCCAAAACCATTAGACGAAAGTATATTTGTAAAGGGTAAAAATGAGTTTGAATTTGTATTACCGTCATCTAAAATTCCAGTTACTTTTAAATTACTAACACAAGGTGATCAAAAAGCAATTGAGAAAGAAATGGCTGGTCTTAAACGAATCAATCCAAAAGCATCATCTGAAGTTACAACTAGATTAAAATACATGATTGTAGCATTAAATGGTGATAGAAGTCCAGCAACAATTAGAGAATTTGTTGATAATATGTTAGTTAAGGATTCACAAGCATTACGTAATTATTACAATAAAATCTCTCCAGATTTAGAATTGAAATTTAATTATGTAAAAGATAATGGCGACGTTGTGGAGGGCGTTAATATACCTCTTAATGTTAGCTTTCTTCTCCCTGACACCCGCTCATAGACCTATTATAATGGGTGAAATCCATGATTTAGTTTATCATGGTAAAGGTGGGTTTACGTATGACGATGTATATACAATGCCTATCCATTACAGAAAATTTCACATCCGTAAAATAAATGAGTTTATTGAGAAACAAAACGAAGAACGAGAAAAAGCAAGTGGTAAACAGACACTACAAAACACCGTAACACGACCTAACGTACCTCAAGCAGATTTCACATCTAATGTAAAAGCGCCTAAAAAATAGGGCGCTTTCATATTTATACACGTAATAACTTAATATGGCTTTAAATCCACTAACCCAAGCTCAACAAATATTAAAAGCGGAATCTGAAATTCTGCTTAAGAAAAAGTTGACTAATGAGGAGTTTTTAAAATTAATAAATAACACTGAAAGATATCTTGATCGATTAAAAGATATTCAAGATGAATTAGAAGATATTGACAGATTTTATGGTGATATAAAATCAAAAACAGACAGTAACGCACAATCTTTAAAAGAACAAGTTATTAACATACAAGCAGCTAATAATTTATTAAGTACTAATGTAGATCAACATGCTGCTACTGATGGATTATTAAAAAGTATTGATAGTAGTTCAAAAAAAGTTACCGCTACTTTACAAAACAGTAGAAAAGTACAAGATAGAATTGTTGATGGTTACTCAACTCAAAAAGAATTAACTAATCAAATAAAGAAAAATAATGATGTTATAAGTAGTCTTAGTACTGATCGAACTAGTACTCTTAATGAAATGATAAAATTAGAGGATATTTCTAAACATTTAACAGGTGCTGAACTTGAAATTGCTAAAGAAGCTATAGAAAGTGCTAAAATTATAATTGAACAACTTAATAATCAAATTTCCTCAATACAAGAAATTAATAATGGTTTAAGAGAAGAAGATAAAAATCAAGATAAAATTAATAATAAATTAGGTATAACAGGTAAACTAATGACAGGTTTATCTAAGATTCCTATTATAGGTGATGTTGTTAATTTTAGTAAGGTTAATAAAGCAATGGAGATTGAAGCTAAGCGAAGAGGAAGTACAGCATTTAGTACTCTAAAAACAGGAGCTAGTGAATTTATGTCTCAACTATCATCATCTGGTCCATTAATAGCATTAACAGCTATATTTAAAATACTTAAATTTATAGGTGAATCAATCTTTAAAGCAGATAAACGATTAGTAGATTTACAAAAATCATTTGGTGCTAGTAGAGAAGGAGCTAAACAAATAGTAGATCAATTTCAACAAATAGTTGCTTCATCAACTGACTTTCAATATTCATTAGATGATGTAACTAAAACAATGACTGATTTAGCTACACAAATGGGATTTGTAGCTACATACTCAGACAAATTTACAAAAGATATCGTTGTAGCAACTAAAGGTTTAGGTTTAAGTGATCAAGAAAGTGCTGCTTTAGCTAAAAATGCTTTAGCATTTAGTGGTGATGTAGCTAAAACTAAAAACAATATATTAGGAACAGCTGTAGCTGTTGGTGCTGAAAATAAATTATTAGTTAACTCAAGAGAAATATTAGGTAAAGTATTATCTACAACTGGAACAATTAGAGCTAATTTTAGAGGAAATTTAACTGAATTAACTAAAGCAGTTACACAAGCTAAATTATTTGGTTTACAATTAGAAGATGTACAAAAAACATCTGAATCTCTTTTAAATTTTGAGTCATCAATTGAAAACGAATTAAAAGCAGAATTACTAACTGGTAAACAATTAAATCTTGAAAGAGCTAGAGCAGCTGCTTTACAAGGTGATATGAATACATTAATGCAAGAACTAAATGTTCAAGCAGGTGGTTTTGATGAATTCATGAAAATGAATGTTATACAACAACAAGCCTTAGCTGAAGCATTTGGTTTTAGTAGAGCAGAATTATCAGACATGTTCTTTGAGCAGAAAGCAATTGAAGGAATAAGACGTTTAGGTAATAATGAAGAAAAAGATAGCTTATTAGAACGATATAATGCTTTAAAAGCCCAAGGTAGAACACAAGAAGAATTAAACCAAGCATTAGGTGAAGAAACAGCTCAACGTTTAGAAGCACAATCAGCTCAAGAAAAATTCCAAATTGCTATGACTAAACTTCAAGACGCAATTGGTTTAGCATTTAAAGATATTAATCCACAAGCTTTAGCTGATAGCTTTAATAACATGGTTAATAGCGCTATCAAATTAGGAACTGCATTTGATGTAATAGTTAAAGCAATTACTGGATTATTACTTGGAGTTGCTGTTGGAAGTTTATTACCATTTGGACCTTTAGGAACAATAATAGGTGGATTAATTGGAGGTATTGGAGGTGGGTTAATGGCTGATGGTATATCAACACCTGGCTATGGTAACAGAGCATTATTAACACCTAAAGGTATATATTCTTTAAATAATAATGACACAGTAGTAGCAACTACAACACCAAACAATGTATTTAAAGGTAATGATGTATGGACTGGACCTCCAGGATCATTAGGTAATAAACAATCATCAACCACTCCACAAATCATAAATTTAGTTGTAGGTGGTAAAACAATCGCGGAATGGAACACAGCTTCAAATCAATTTGGTTCTAATTCTTCATTTGCTTAACATATTTATATAAAACAATAACATCATGGCATTATTAGACAAATTAAAATCTAGCAAGTATGGTTTGAAAGGACAACCAGGACCTAATTTTGAAAACATAAGTCAAAAAACAACGTCTGACATTCAAGCACTTGCTCCAAACGGTGAATTAATTAAGTCACAAGACTTATTAAGTGGAAGAAAAATCGGTTCAACCCTAGCTATTTCTAATCCACCAGTATCAGCTCCTGATAAATTTGCAGGCAAACCATTTTATCCAGCTATAGGCGGTGAATATAAAATGAAAGGGCCTAAAGAAGGAAGATACTAAACAAATTATAAATGCCGTTTTTAACTTTACAGAACACTTCTAACTTAGCACAGTACTATAACAGCACTGTAAATGGGACATTTGCTGGTACAGTAAATAACCCAAATGTTACATTTTCACCAAAACCTGAGGTACCAAAATCATCTGATCAATTTACTTTGTCTGATGAAGGTTTAATTCGTGGAGGTGCTACAAATGTAATATTAGCAGTTAAACAAGATGAAAACCGCATTGGTAATTTTTTACAATCAGATAAAGGTAGATTATGGACAGCTAAACAACTTGGTTTACAACGTTCAAATCCATTACTAGAATATGCTGTAAATAAAAACGCTCCTGGAACCTCAAAAACAACAGCTGAGATATTACAGTCAACTAGATTATACAATATAGCTTCACCTATTAATTTAGTAGCTTCTATTGGTGGTAATGCTTTTGGTTTACATTTTGATAGACATGGTTTAATACCTGTTAACACGTATAACTATGAAAAAATAGCTACTGAAAATAATAAAAATCAAATTACAAGAATTGATTTAAGTAGCCCTAATAAAAATACAAATAGATTAGTTAGTTATTTAGCTAAAATATTACCAAACTATACAACAGGAGCTCCTACAATTATACAATCATATAGTAGTGGTCCTAACTCACCTTATGGATTAGGTAGAACACGTATTGATACAGCACCAACAATAAGAACAAATTACTTAGATTCATTTCCTGTTTCTGGTAGCATGTTAGATGAATTACAATTAGCTACACCAGTAGCTAACTCAGACTTAAAAGATGGTACCTTATATACTCAATTATTATTTTCTCCTTTAAAAGTTAATAAAAACATTGCTAAAAAGTATGTAGATATAGAATCAAGAATAGGTGTTTCTACTAAAAAAACATCTGATTCTATTAATATGATTAATATTACTGGTAGTAAAATATTTTATGAGAATTCATCAGGATTAAAAGCATCGCCTACAACATCTGATGGAACAATTACTGGTGGAACATACGGTCGTGATATTATTAAATTTAGAATTGAATTTTTAGATAATGATACTCCAGCTACATCAACTGGAATTAATACACAAGTACTAGCATTTAGAGCATATCTAGATGATTTTAATGATGGAATGACAGCTAAATGGGATCCATATCGTTATATGGGACGAGGTGAGGAATTCTATGTTTATAACGGCTTTACAAGAGATATAAGTGTAGCATTCACAATGTATGCTCACTCACCAGCTGAAATGAAACCATTATATAATAAATTAAATTATTTAATGTCTACATTTGCTCCTGATTATACAGCATATAATAAAATGAGAGGTAATATAGGTTATTTAACAGTAGGTGATTATATCTACAGACAACCAGGTGTATTCACAGATATTAAATTATCTGGTTTATTAGATACACATTGGGAGATTGCTCTAAAAGAAGATGGTACTATTGATGACACACAATATGAAGTACCTAAATTAATTAAAGTAGCATTATCATTTAAACCAATACATACATTCTTACCTAGAACTGGTAAAGATGTACCATTTGTCACTTTAGATAAAAACGCTTATCCTGTCCAAGCAGGTGGTTTAGTTGATGAAAATGGAAGAATAACTAAACCTGGCACTAATAAGTATTTAGGTTAATATTTATTATCATGGACCGTTATAGTAATAATCCAATAATTCAAACTGTACCAACAGTACAGTACCCAAAAGTAACTAGATATCGTTCATCAACTCGATACCCAGATATTCCGTTATCTGAAAATGACGTTTATTTAAGTACTATATATGGTGATCGATTAGATAATTTAGCTTACCAATTTTATAAAGATTCAACATTATGGTGGATTCTATCAGTGGCTAATCCTGATTTACCAAATGACTCTTTATATCCAACACTTGGTTTTCAATTACGTATACCAAGTAATTTAACTCAAATATTAAGAGATTTTAATCAATTAAATTCGTAAAACGTGTTATGTCTATATTTAAAAGTACCCTTGATCCTATAATAGCTTCACAGTTAAAAGCTCGTGAAAGTGTAGTTGAAACTACAGGTTCTCGTAGTGATAATTTTCTAAAATACACAACAGGAAAAAATTCATGGGTTAGAATGACATCATTTGTTAATTATAATGACTCTGATGCTTTATCTAAAAAATATATTTTAGAAGGAGGTACTTTAAATTACACTACAGACCCAAGCGGTAAACCACTAGCAACTTTAAGATCAGGTGTAGGGAAACAAAGTGGAGCATATGCTAGTAATATAGATATAAACACTATAAGTGGTAAACAAGAAATTGTAAGACCATTTGGTTTAAGACCAATGCCTGGTATTCTACAAGCCTCAGTTGTAAATAAAAGTGCTTATGGTTCATTAAGAGAAGCAACAGTAGAATTTTTAGCTTGGGATAAACAT